ATAAGTGCATACCAATAACCCTATAGGAGGAATATGGTAGAAGCCCTAGATACTCTAGATGAATTTGATGATAGCGAGTATACTGCATATCAAAAGTATCAAGCATTTAGAGATAGTTATGCAGGTACACAAAGTATTCTGTATTTGAATAAAGACTTTGAAGACTACTCTGCATGGAAACAATATGCAGAATATGAAGGTCTTAAAGTTATACAAACAGATGGAGATACTTATATATGTTAGATATTCTTAGCAATACTTTTTGGATATTTATTTATATAGTGTTATTATCCGCATGTTTCCTTGGAAAATAATGCTTGACATTTTATTAAAAATATGTTATATACGAATCAATTTATAAGGAGGTTCAATGACAAAAAATGAACTAGCAAATATAAGTTCGATGACTGACGAACAAATAATGAAAGCAATCGGTCAAGATGATGGTACGAGTACTAGTGATGGTATTCCTAGACTATCAATAAACAGAAACCCAGAAGATGACAATGGGAATAAACTTCCTGTTGGAGAATTTTCTGTGTTCGATACAACTGCAGGTAAAGTTGCATATGGAAAACCTGTAACCTTTAGACCATTTCTAAGTGGTATGCAGTATATGAACTATAGCCCAGATAAAGGTGAATATATAAATAGATCCATTATCTTTTCATCACACAAAGATGAAGCTATAGATATGTTAGGTGGAGTTAATTGTGGTAAAGTACCATACAAAGACAGAGACCAACTAACACCAGAGCAACAAGTTGAACAAAGAACTATTAGATGTTATAGATTAGTCTATGGTCTAGTAAGTTTTGGTGGGAAACTTGCTGATGGTTCAGTACACAATGTAGATGAACTGCCTGCGTTGTATAGAGTATCTGGTACAGCGTTCTTGCCTGTCAGTAATGCTATCAAAAGTTTAAAAGATAGTGGTAAGTTAATGTTTAAATGCACATTAAAACTTGATACTGAGAGACAGAAAAGAGGTGGTAATACTTTCTATGTACCTGTCATCACTCCTAACTCAAATACTCAAATAGAGTTTACTTCTAAAGACAATGATATTTTAACTGTCTTTAAAGATGCAATCGACAAAGAGAATCAAGAGGTAATCTCAGCATATAAAAAAGCTAGAGATAAATCACCTAACGACTCTGATGCTGAATCAGCAAAGATTGTTAATGAGTTAGATGATCAACTTCCAGAAGATGTATTATCAGCATAATGAATAATATACTAGATAAAGTAAAAATATATCTGGATAAAGTATCTACTAGTCCTGTTGAAATCTCTGAGGATTTGTTAAATGAGTTTGGCGAGGCATGTAAAAGTGCCTTGCGAAAACAGTTCTCAGAGAAACGACAGGATAAGTTTGAGCCTAGAATGTCTAACATTGGCAGACCATTATGCCAATTACAAATGGAAGCTAAGGGTATCAAGGGTGATGGGCAACCATACAATAACAAAATGAGAAATACATTTGGTGACTTGATAGAAGCCTTAGCTATATTTGTTTTAAAATCTGCAGGAGTTAAAATTGATAGTGAACAAAAACAAGTTGAGTATAAATTTGAAAAAGAAAATATCTCTGGAAGATTGGATGTTGAGATTGATAACAAAGTTTGGGATATTAAAAGTGCATCTCCATATTCCTTTGAGCACAAGTTCGGAGAGAAGGGAGGGTTTAGTGAAGTAGTTGATAATGATTCCTTTGGTTATGCCTCACAGGGTTTCCTCTATGCTGAAAGCGAGAAGAAACCTTTTGGTGGTTGGATAGCTATTAATAAATCTACAGGAGAGTGGGCAGTATGCGAAACGCCACAGATTCAAGATGAATACAGAGATAGATTTATTAAACAAGCTACTGATAACTACAAAGCATTAAGAGATAAAGTACCTTTTAAAAAATGCTTTGATGATGTTCAAGAAACATTTAGAGGTAAGCCTACAGGCAATAGAGTTTTGGATAGAGTATGTTCTTTCTGTCCATACAAGGTACCTTGTTGGGGTAACAATTTAAAACATTTACCACAACAACAATCTAAGGGAAAGAATCCTAAGTGGGTATGGTATACCCAAGTGAATAATCCTAAACAGGAAGATTCACAGGGAGATAGTGGGGAGTAGTTTGAGGGGTCTGCTCCCCATTAGTATGTATGCATTTATATTTTGTTTTATATAAAAAAAAGAAAGATGAAGACTATAAAATATTTACAAATGTTTTATTTGATGCTGAAGATAAAGCAGAATACTTTGGTAAAAAGAGTATGAAAAGAGGCTACGAACATAAAGTAGTAGAATATAATAAAGAAAACGTAGACAGGTATTGGTATAAACATGGCAAATAAAACTAAAAAAGAAGATTTTAATAATGCAATCAAGGTATTAATTACGCCTTGGGAAAGAGGATTTACTTGTGGTATTGTAATGGAAAGCAAAGCAAAGATGACCACAGAACAATATGAATTATGCTCTACAATAGCTAGAGGCATGATAAAGGCAGCAACTCAAGACCCCCAAACTATTTTTGTTTATGGGCTCAAAGGTTTTGCTGATGATAAACGAGACCCCAATAAAGAAAATCTTACAATCAATTCTGTTGCAGAGTTTGATGAAGAAGATAATGTGATTGACTTTATTGAATACTTAAAACAAAAACGTGAAAAGGAGTTAAACTAATGGCAACGCACTTAGTTATAGGTGACCCTCATTGCACACCTAAAGTAAGCAATGATAGATTTCTGTGGGCAGGTAGACTAGCCGCAGATATAAAAGCTACCCATGTAATATGTATGGGTGACTTTTGTAGTATGGATTCTTTATCAACATATGATAGAGGTAAGAAATCTTTTGAAGGCAGAAGATACCAACAAGATATGGATCATTCGCATCATGCTTTATCTTTATTTAATAAAGGTCTAGGCAAGCATAAACCTAGAAAGATTATGTTGCATGGGAATCATGAAGATAGAATAGATAGATTTGTAGAAGAAAATCCAGAGTTAGAAGGTACTATGAAAATATCTGATCTGCAATTTAAAAAATATGGTTGGCAAGAAATACCATACAAACAATTTAAAGTTGTAGATGGTATATATTATGCACATCATTTCCCATCGGGTATTATGGGTTCAGCTATATCTGGTGAAAATATTGGTAGAACACTCTTGACAAAACATAAAGTTTCTGCTACAGTAGGTCATAGTCATTTATTAGATTATGCTGTATCTACTTTACCAAGTGGTAAAAAGATTCATGGGCTATCTGCAGGATGTTATTTAAATCATTCTGAACACTTTGCTAGAGATACTCAACACATGTGGTGGAGAGGTGTGATAGTTAAGAGAGAAGTAAAAGATGGTGACTATAATCTAGAGGCTATAGATATTAAAACTATTAGGAGAGAATATGGCAAACGTTAAAAAGGAAATAAAGTATAATGGTAATACTTATGTTCTTGGCAATGATATTAATACCATTGCTGATACACATGATAATGTAAATTCACCTAATCATTACAAGCAAGGTAAGAAAGAAACTATTGATGTTATCCGAGATTGTATGACAGATGATGAGTATCATGGTTATTTAAAAGGTAATGTATTAAAGTATGTTGCTAGATATAAATTTAAAGGTGAGCCTTTACAAGATTTAGAGAAGGCTAACTGGTATCTTAATAGACTAATACAGGAGGTTAAATAATGTCTGCAATGAAACAAGCACATATTGAAGTTGTTGATTTAGTATGTGGATGCTTACAACAAAATAAAACATTATCTCAAACAGTTAATGAACTTAAAGAACTACAAGGATTAAAGATGAATCATAATCCTTATCTTAGTGATGAAGAGTTTATTGAAAAAACTTACTATGAATATAGAGGTTACTAATGGATACTAAACTATTACTTATAGATGCATTAAGAAAAAAGTATGAAGCCGAAATAGCTGATGCTTATGCAAGTGCATTGGTATACTTTAATGCATCTGTGGGTATTGGTGAGCACCCACAATTTATAAATGAATTAGATAAATTAATAACTAAAATATCTAGTGCAGAAGAAAACTTAGATACCCTCAATAAATATTTTACTGATAAATAGGGAGGGAATATGAGTAAAGAAACAAACAAACCTAGTCCTAAGACTTATCTTATAACATCTGAACAGTTAATGGATATTATGAGATACTTAATGACTAGACCATATGGTGAAGTAGTTAAACTAATGAATGTGTTATCAGCCTTGAGTCCACTAGATCCAAGAATTGGTGCAGATTTTATAAAAGCAAGCGAGGAAAAGAATGAAAGAAGAAAAGGATAAGATAAAAGAGCCAGACGATATATCAAAGTATACTGGTATATTATTTGAATTGAAGATTGGTTTAAATAAAAACAATGCTGTTGTTATAGACTATGGTGGAAAGCCTGTTACTAAAATTAGAGAGGCACTTAAAGGTTATCCGTTTCATGCTAATCTTTGTGCATCAATAATTAATCATGCTAACACTATTGGTAAAAAACTACAAGAAGATGTTAAACAGATTATACAAAAAATTTAGATATTACTTTTGGCATAACTGTGTTATGGATAAACTAGAAGGTTATGCTAGTACATTAAGTAACTGGTTTTGGACTAAGCGATGGAGTGATCCGTCACTTTATCGTAAGGCCCAAAAAAAAAGGAACCCAAGATAACTTAGGTTCCGAGTCGTGTTGCCTTGCTGTGGGGGAGTCTTTATGGCTCCCCTTTTTTATGCAAATAA